AAACCCGAACTCACCCAGGATACCCTCCAACAAACCCGTGAGGTTATGCGGGCAGAGGCAGATGTGGATAGATTCACCACACAGCTTCGCACCGACAACCCCGAACTGGTGCAGATGGAAGGTTGGATTGCGTCTGAAGCTCAACGTCGTATGGCAGACGCCCGCCAACAAGGACAAGTACGAACAACCGATGACGCGGTACGGATATACAAATCCGCAGTCACCGAAGCTGTAACTTCCGCACGTAAACTCTACCTCGCAATTCGTGGCGATGGCAAACAAGAGGCACAGGTTCGTCAACGCGAAGTACTGTCGTCTCGACCCATTACTCCCCAGAGTACGGATACTCAACGTCCACAAGTAACTGGCCAGGATGCCCCGGAACCTCCGACGGATACCACGGCTGATTATTTAAAAAAACGTGAGGATATGAACAACTGGCGTAAGGGGTTGGCTCCCAAGCCAAACTATCTATAAGGAGAAATAAACTATGCCTGGACAGGTATATTCAGTTTCAACTTTGGGTGGCAATTGGTCTCAGCCTTATTTGTCTGAACGGTTGCGGCATGTGGCACAGCCCATGTTCCGTTTCCGCCAGTTCGTCGACGTGAAGGAAGCTATCGGAAAACAGCGTGGTGACACGTGGTTGTTCGATAAGGCTGGAAACGTCGCAACTCAAGGCGGGACGTTGGTGGAAACCAACACGATCCCAGAGACCAACTTTGTTACGAATCAGGGTACGGGCCATATTTACGAATATGGTAACAGTATCCCATTCACTCAGAAGTTGATGAACCTCGCTCAGTTTCAACTTGAGCCGGTTACGGAGCAGAAGCTTCGAGATGATATGGTAAAGGTACTGGAGTCCGCTTGCGGAACTCAGTACATTGCTACGGATTTTGTGGCGGTACTAACCAACACGGCGTCGGTGAATTTCACCACGAACGGTACGGCTAGTTCCGGCGCAGGTGCAAATCTTACGGGTGCCAACACTCGTTCGATTGTGGATTACATGAAGAAGAAACTCATTCCGAAGTACGACGGACGTAACTACGTCTGTATCGCTTCGGTGGCTGCGTTGTCAGGGATGTACTCTGATACCGGCACGGGTGGATGGGCGGATATTTCAAAATACACCGTCCAATTCAGCACCAACCTTTTCAACGGTGAAGTCGGTATTTACTACATGACTCGCTTCGTTGAGGAGACGGGTTTTCTTTCCAACACCATCGGAACTGGCACGGCTTTCGGGCAGGCTATTTTCTTCGGTTCGGATATCGTCTACGAGGCGGTTGCCGTTCCGGAGGAGATTCGTGTGAAGATTCCGACGGACTTTGGGCGTGACCAGGGTCTTGCGTGGTACTCCTTGCTTGGGTTCCAGATCGTTTGGAGCTACAGCACGGATACTGAGCAGCATCTGGTTTACGTAACCAGCACCTAGGAGGATACCATGGGATACTCTGACCAGAAATACTATGATCGCCCTCTTATCAAAGTAGCTGCCGCTGTTGCGTATGGCACCGCCACCGCTTCCGGTACTGCTAGTAACTCTCTTGCCCAGCCTGCCGCTACGCAGTTGGAAACTTTCCTTCGGCGTACGAAGGTGGTTGGTCTGGAAGCTGTTTGTGTGACCGCTCCCGGCGGCACCCAGGTTGGTCCTATCAACCTCACTATCCTTAACGGTACTGCTACAGTTGCTTCGGTGGCTGTGCAGACCGCCACGGTAGGGCAGACGGTGTATGTGAATACTAACACCGCTGTTCCTGCTGGGGGTACGTATATCGGTACGAATGCAACATTCGCCGCTTTTAGTGCCCCTGTATCCGCGTTGATCGGAACGTTTACCGCTTCGGCGGCTACGTCCGGTACGTGGGATATCTGGCTGGAAGTGCAGGAGCAGTTTGATACTCCTGGACAGGCGTCCAGTTAACACTTCTCGAAAGAGACCTTCCGGGTGGGTGGTTAAACCCGGGTAACTACATGATTCAATTCAACATCTGGTCTCGGGTTACCGAGCTGGAACACGAAGTGAAAATACTAGGAGAAAAAATGGTTCCTTTGCAAACTGGTTTTAACGATTTGACCGCCGCGGTCAATGCTCTGTCTACGGAAGCTGTGGCGGTGGAAGCCGACATCGCAGCCCTTCAAGCTCAGATTGCTGCGGGTAATCCTATTACCGGCGATCAACTGGAAGCGTTGGCGACTCAGGTGTCCGGGATTACGAGTGGTTTCGTGTCGGTTGTGGGTACTTCCACTGCCACCGGAACTGGTACGGGTACTGGTACTTCGACCGCGACCTCTAGCTAATTGTAGTCTCCCATACGCATGTAACGGGC